TTTAATCGAACAATTCAAAGGGCCGCTGAACGAGGGCTATGGTTATATATACGGTGCTGTCGGACAGATCTGGACCCAAGCGAAGCAGAACGCTGCTACGCGTGAAATGACTAAGAAATACGGTCAGAAGTGGGTTGGAAAACATGTTATCGACTGCTCCGGCATGTTCTATCGCGCCTACAAAAACCTTGGCTACAGCATCTACCACGGCTCCAACACCATCTGGAAGTCCTACTGCTCATCCAAGGGCCAGCTCAAGGACGGCGCCCGCTCCGACGGCCAGCCCATCAAACCCGGAACGGCTGTGTTTTTGTACCGCGCCAGCGACAACTGCCGCCACCATATCGGCCTTTACATCGGAGACGATACAGTCATCGAGGCCAAAGGCACCATCAACGGTGTCGTGACCAGTAAGCTCTCCCACTGGGACGAGTGGGGCGAGCTCACAGACGTTGACTATTCCGGCGAGGAAGGGGATAAATACATGCCTACACTCAGACGCGGCAGCACTGGCCCGGACGTGGAATTGCTCCAACAGGCGCTCAATAACTGCGGTTTCGGCCCGCTCACGGTCGATGGTAAATTCGGCTCCGGTACTCAGGCCGCTGTCAAAGCGTTCCAGACCGCCAACGGCCTGACCGCTGACGGTATCTGCGGGCAGCTCACCTGGGCCGCGCTGCTCGACGAGGATGACCCCGAACCCGTCCCGGTCCCCGACGATCCCGACGAAGACTCCGACGATGACGATCAGGACGCCCCGTCCGACCGCGTTGAGCGCATAGAGACCGCCATCGGCTATCTCAAAATGGCGCTGGAGCTGCTCTCATGATCAGCCCGTGTAAGGACTGCCCGGACCGATCCGTGGAGCCAAACTGCCACACAGCCTGTCCCCGCTATCAGGCCTACAACGCCGAACGGGTCGCTATCCGCGAGGCCCGCCGCCGCGAGAATGACGGTCGGGCCTTCGACCGGCCAGCGCTCCAGCAGCGTTTGAGGGATAGAATCAAACAGATGAAGAAAGGACGAAGAAAAAGATGAAGCTTAAACTCAGCCCCCCTTGGTGCGAATTCGCCGCAGAATTGGAAGAACTGCTCCGGCAGGACGAAGAGATCAACGTGATATTCGACCAGGAAGCGATGGAAATCGCCATCTATGTCGATAATCAGGCCAAAGCCGCTGCGCTGACCCAGCTCCTGCCAGTCGAGAAGGAATTCGGCGCGGTCAAACTCGCCATCAAGGTCATTCCCAGCAATGGCGCGAAAGTCGGCGATATGTACGAGGACCAGTATAAGACCGCGTTCCTTGGCAACCCGCGCTTCAGCGGCACTTACTCCGTGGACATCCCGCTGGGTCATTTTACCTACATCATTTGGCAGTTTGGCCTTGTCCAGTTCTTCGCCGATAACCTCGCCGACTATCACGGCAACCGGACTATGGTCGTTGCCGATGTAGCCAACGACGTGCTGCTGCCCCGTATGGGCGTGTTCCATTGCTCCGAAAACGCCCGGATCGGGGAATCTAAGACTTGGGGGTGATTACCATGCCAGAGTGGATCGCCAAATATTGGCTTGAATGGCTTTTCGGCATCGTGGTCACCGTCATCGGGATCGTGGTACGCAAGATCAATCAGCGAGTCAAGGAGACTTCGGCGAAAAACGACGCTATCGAGCTTGGTATTCAGGCTCTGCTTCGCGCCCAGTTGGTGGATGACTATAACCACTACATGGCGAAAGGCGAGTTCCCAATTTATGCCAGAGAGTCATTTAACCAAGTTTATAAGCAGTATAAAAAGCTTGGCGGCAACGGCGTGATGACTGACCTGCATGATAAGTTGATCGAACTGCCGACACCCATTGATAAGGACTGACAGTATGGAACAGATACTTGTTTTGAGTGAAGAGTTGAAGGTGTCCCCCATAGCGCTTGGCTGGGTCCTGTTTGGTATCGGCGCTCTGATGCTCGTGACCGCGATCATCGTCCTGGTCACGGCAGATAGCGACGGCGCTGCGGTATTCATGGCAGCAGGTATCATCTGCATCGTTATCGGTCTGGTGATGGCGCTCGACAACAGGACCTACACAGAAGTCAAGGCGTATATCCCGCCGAACACCGAATGGCATGAGATCAACGATAAGTATACCGTCCACGGATACGAAGGTGATATCGTTATCCTTCGTGTGAGAGAACAGAAAGGAGAAAAATGATATGACCAAAGAAGATTGGATCAGGAAGCTGACATCCCGCAAGTTCTGGGTCACCGTCTGCGCGTTCATTACGGGTCTGCTGATTTACTTCGGCAAGACAGCCGAACAGGCCGACCAGATCGCCGCGCTCATCATGTCCGGCGCGTCCGTGGTGGCCTACATCATCGGCGAGGGCCTGATCGACGCAGCCCGTGAAAACGGCGACACGTTCGTTGTGGACCCTGAAGAAAAACCACCCGAAACAATGCCGCTCTAAAGCGCTCATGCATCATCCACCCCGCCTCCCCGGCGGGGCTTTTCTTCTGCATATCGTTCTGCATATGAAAAACTGCATATAAGTGCCAAAAATGCAAACAATACACACACTGCCAAAAACAAAAACAGCCCGCAAACCTTGTATTTGCGGGCCGTTTCTATGGCTCCCCAGGTAGGGCTCGAACCTACAACCCTTCGGTTAACAGGTGAAATTGGGTGGCGTGTTATTTGGTTGATGGCACAGGCTGTTTTGGCTGCTCCGATTCTGACTGCATATCAGTTTGCATATTAAACGCGGTTTTTTCGAGCTTTTCGGCTTCTTTTTGGGAGCGGTAGCGGGAGTATTCGTCGTAGATCTTCAGGATCATTTTGGCGTCGCTGTGGCCCATCCAGTGGATGCAGGTGTTGAGCTCGACACCGTTGTCACGGCACATTGTGCAGAAGCTGTGGCGCAGATCGTAGGGTGTGAATGTTACATGGACGAAGGGCGGCAGCTGCTTGCCCTGGTCCTGACGGCGGCGGCCATACCAACGCTCCTGGCAGCCATTGATGGCGGTCTCAAGACAGGAGCGGTAGCTTTCCCAGGCGCTCTTCCAGGCCTGGACGGTCACTGGCTTACCGTCAGCTGAGGTGATCAGCAGGCCGTGTCGGCCTTCAAGGGCCTTTTTGAGCGGGGAAAACAGCGGGATCTCGCGCCCGGAATAGGCGGTCTTCAGTTTTGTGCTTGACTCGTAGCGGTTAGCGCTGACCAGGTGGACGGTCTCCCGGACACGGATCGTGTCGCCGACGACGTCGCGATCGATATCCAGGGCTTTGGCTTCTTGGGGACGCAGGCCGGCGTAAAGCATCGCCATGACGACGGCGTGGGCGCGGTGGTCGGTGCAGAGTGTGCAGATCCAGCTGCGCTCCTGGTCCGTGATGGCGCGCGTATCGGATTCTGTGCCCCTGTGTGGCTTCGCGGACTTGTGCCGGGCCGGGTTTTTGTCGATGATATCGTCACCGACAGCCGCGTCGAAAATGGCGCGGTAGATCTGTGTGGCGCTGCGGATATAGCTGGACGAATAGCCGGCGAAGTGGTCGGCATACAGTGCTTTGATATCTGTCACCCGGACTTCACGCAGGCGCAGGTCTCCCAGCGTTTCGGTCAGCTTCTTCACGAGGCTGGCCTTTTCTTTTTGCGTCTGGTAGGCAGCGCCGGTCGCCTGGGTCTTCAGCCAGGCTTCGGCGTAGTCTTTTACGAGTGGGTTTTCACGCTGGTATTCCCCGGCTGCTTCAAGACGCTTGTACTCATCACGCTTGGCGAATGCTTCGTCCTCTGTGCATCCCATAAACTGCTTGCCATGATAGGTGCAGCAGTACCGGCCATCTTTCCGGCGCTTCAGGTGCTGTTTTTTGACACGGGGCATAGCTCAGAAGCCGAGCGGCTGGACTGGAGACAGGACGACAGGCCCGCCGAGGATCAGGACGTTACCTTCCTTCAGTTCGACTTTACCATAGCCCTCTTCCTGGTCATGCAGATAAACGCTAAGGATCAGGCCGCCATCGGTTTTGAAATCATCCTTAGCTTTGCCCCATAGATGCACTGTAGCGCCCCTTTGTGTGGAAGGATATAACGAATATAGGCCTTCTGGGATCTCGGGCCCGACATACCATGTCCCCGCTGGCACGGTGACCGCCTTCCATTCCGGGCGGCTGATCAGCTCGCGCTGCACCTGGTCGCGGAGCGCCAGCAGCTCGTCGAAGCTCATGCCGGAGAGGTCAGCAGCCAGAGCGGCGCCCTGGATCATGAGCAGGGCCAGCAGCAAAGCGCAGATCTTCTTCATAGTCTCCCCCTTTATTGTGTGTTCACATATTTTTATTGTGTTTTTGCGTATTTTTATTGTGTTTTTGCGTATTTTTATTGAGTTCTTCAATTTGTGCTTCCAATTCCGCGATCTTTTCTTCGAGCTCCGCAACGATTTCGTCATGATGGCGGATCTTCCAGATGCGCAGGCTGACGCGCTCGATCATGCGGTCGAGCCGGTAGGTCGATATTGTCATCGGCTTCCGCCTCCTCTATCGTCAAGTCGTTGTAATGGTCGTCGCGTTCGATATGCCGTAATTCATGCAGGAATGCCTGCTTTTTCGCCGCCGGTGAAAGCGCGTCGTTGATGTAGATAGACGGGTAGCCTTCAGCGTCGATACGCACAGCGGCCTTTATATCGCCGGGAAACGGCAACATGTAAACCCGGTACAGTTCGTCATTCATCCGGCCCCAGCGCCTTGAGCATGGCAGCGGCGGCCTGCATGTGGTCCGGGCGCACCTTCGCCGCGGCGTCAAACAAGATCCGGTATTCCGGATCGCGTCGCAGACGCTCGCGCAGCTGCATGATCTCAGACTGCTCTTCGCTCGGCTCTTCCGGCTGCTCACGGCCCAGGAGCGCGTCCACGCTGGTCTCCAGCGCGTCGGCTATCCTGGACAAGGCGTTAGCGCCGGGCTCCACCTTGCCGGACTCATATTTGGCAATGGTCACGCGGTTCAGGCTCGACAGCTCCGCCAGCTGGTCCTGGTTCAGGTCAAGGGCCTTCCGCCTGCTTCTGATCCGTTCTCCAACGTCCTGTAATGCCATATCGGTGCCCCCCTTTCCTTTTGAAAATATTGTATCATAGCAGCTACAAAAAATAAATAGCAAAAAGGCTATATTTTTTCAAAAACCTGTTGACAACATGTAGCTTTTATGCTACAATACAATTGCCCCAAGGGGAGCGATCCCCACACCCACCCCGACCGCCGACATGATCGGCAGAAAGGAGGCCACCATGGCCCACAACATGAACCTCTCCCGTCTCGACCAGTTGGTCGAAGCGTTCCCCATCGGTTGCCAAGTCGAAAACTTCGGTTTTCGTGCCGAGGTGATCGGCTATCAATACTCCGCCGGTCTTGCCGGGTATACCGGCAATTTGATCTTGAGCGACTCCAAATCGAAGTGGGTCGCCGACCGCGACAAGTGCGTCAAGGTCGCCTAACACCAGAACCCGCCCCGGAGGTTACGAGGGCAAAAAAATTTAGCCCTATTTTGTAGCAAGTAGGCAAATTTCATGTTGACATCATGTAGCCACTATGCTATAATGAACGGGTAGCAACAAGGCAACAGGAGGTCATCATGGAAACGAAGCTGAAAGAGATCCGGAAGCTCCGCTGCATGACGCAGGCGGAGCTGGCGCAGAAGGCCGGGATCAACCGCGTGACGGTGGCCCGGTACGAGCTGGGCGTAAGCGTGCCCGGCACGGCGAACCTGGTCAAGCTCGCGGACGCGCTCAACGTGAGCACCGAAGAGCTGATCGTCAGGAAGGCGGGCTGAACATGGACAAGATGCTGTCACCGAAGCAGATCATGGAGCTGATGAGCATCAGCAAGCGCAAGGCCTACGACATCATCTACCAGATGCCCCACATCGAAGGGCCGCTGCGGGTGAGCGAGCGCGCGCTGAAGGCCTGGATCGAACAGAAGACGGTATACCCGGCCAAACGCCGGGCAGGATGAAAAGGAGGAGACGATCATGAACGGCACTGAAGTGAAAGCCAGGCTGGCGAAACCGTGCCCCTGCTGCGGGAGCCGGGACATCTGGATGGACAGCCCCGAATGGCTGAAGAGGAACAGCCTGCACAGAGTGGAGATCATGTGCAAGGCCTGCAGGCTGAGCATCACCGCATACGACTACTACTTCGACCCTGGTACGAACGTGTGCGTCGAGACGTCGCTGCGGGAGGCCTACAGGGTGGCGCTGAAGCGCTGGAACAGGAGGGCCGCATGACCACCGAGCAAGTCCTGATGGAGGCGGAGCGGACGCTGGCAACGGTCCGCAGCGATGAAGTGATCAACGTAGTAGTGCTTGTGTGCGGTTTCGCCGTACTGGCGTTGGTGCTCGAATATGTGTACCGCCGCTGGACCTGGATACCGCGCAGGCGGCAGCGCCGGTCATTCATTGAACGATTTTAAGGAGGGCTGACAAATGACATGTTTACCGGACGCGCCCTGGATCAGGGACGCGGAGCTTTATGGGGACGAAGAGCCGGAGAAGATCTACTGCCCGGTCTGCGGGGCCGAGGACCCGGATGACTTCATCATCGCGGATGGCGACGTGATCGGCTGCGAGTGCTGCACGAAGAAGGTGAACGCTTATGACTGGATCATCGACCGCAAGCGCCGCGGCGTGGCATAAAAAAGTGGCTCCCGCTAACCTCTGCGCAGCTGCGGGAGCCGTGGCCTGGAGACGATCAAATCACCGGCCGTGCTCATTGTAGCACGGCCACGACGAAAAAGCAAGGAGGATTTATGGATAATTATTTTGCAGAGCTCTATGGCGTGAATGTGAACGAGAAGGTAGAGAAGAAGAACGGGCTCAGCTATCTGTCCTGGGCGTGGGCCTGGGCTGAGGTCAAGAAAAAGCACCCGACCGCTACATACACGGTGTACGAGAACAAGGACGGGTGGAACTACTTCACCGACGGCCGCACCTGCTGGGTGAAGACGGGCGTGACGGTGGAGGGCATCGAGCACATCGAATACCTGCCGGTCATGGACTTCAAAAACCGCTCCATCCCCGCGGAGCAGGTGACCAGCTTCGATGTGAACAAGGCGATCCAGCGCAGCCTGACCAAGGCTGTGGCGCGTCACGGTCTGGGCCTGTACATTTACGCCGGCGAGGATCTGCCTGAAACGGACATCACCGCGGGCATGGCGTCCGCCGATCCGGCTCCGGCTGAGCATCCGAAGGCCAGCGAGCCCGCCACGGTGACCGTCAGCGGGAAGCCGGTCTGGATGACGGACGAGGACGTGATCCTGCTCAAGAAGAACGCCGAATACGTCTACGGCGCTGAATGGTACAGCAATTACAACAGGCACCTGCTTCGCTACAGCATCACGGATGAGACCAAGATCCCCATCGGTATCGGCGAGATGATCAAGAGCGAGATGAAAAAGGACCTGAACGCTAAGAAGAAAGGATCGACAGCGGCATGAACAAATTGATGATCATCGGCAACCTGACCAACAAGCCCGAGCTGCGCACTACGCAGCAGGGCGTCAACGTTACGAGCTTCACGGTGGCGGTAAACCGCCGCCGGGCCCAGGGCGCGGAGCCCCAGGCGGACTTCTTCCGCGTCAGCGCCTGGCGCTGGCTCGCTGAGAACTGCGCCAAATACCTGGACAAGGGCCGCAAGGTGGCGGTCACCGGCCAGGTGTCGGTCAGCACCTACACCACCAACGGCGGCGAGACCCGCGCCGCGCTCGAAGTGACCGCGGACGATGTGGAATTCCTGAGCCCGAAGGCAGAGACACAGCCAGCACAGCCGACCGCTAACGCCGTGCAGCCGGCGCCCAGCGGGTACGTCGAAGTGGACGATAACCAACTGCCATTCTAAGGAGCTGATCGCATGGAGTACCTGAAGGTCTGGACATCGTTCAGGGAAGTCCTGGAGCCGCTTACGGACGCTGAGAAGGGGCGCTTATTCGTGGCTATGCTGGAATATGCAGAGTCGGGGATAGAGCCAAAGCTCAGTGGCAATGAGCGCTATGTGTGGCCTTCCGCGCGGCAGGGCATCAAGCGTGCGGCTGATGAGAACGAGCGTATGCGCTCCATGGGCCTGAAGGGCGGCAGGCCGCGCAAAACTGCCGAAACCTGTGAAAACCTGCAAAAACCTGCGGAAACCTGTGGAAACCTGCAAAAACCTGTTGAAACCTACGGAAACCCCTATAAAGATAAAGAAAAAGATAAAGATAATATATATAACACTACTACCGCGCGCGCGCGCGAGGGCTTCATGACGGATACGGAGGTCGACCCGCTCATCGTCAAGGTGCAGCAGGAGCTGAACGGCCTGACGGACACACATTACCAGGCGCTTGACGACTACCGGCGCGAGCTCGGTGACGAGCTGGTCGCCTTCGCGATCGACAAGGCCGTCGGGAACGGTGTCAGGAACTGGAGCTATGTCGAGAGCATCCTGCGCGGCTGGGTGACGCTGCATATCAGGAACATCGGCGAAGCGAAAGCGGAGAGTGATAAGCACAAGAGCCAGCAGCAGCGCGTCGGCAAAGTTGTATCGGCCCAGCAGTACCAGCAGCGCGAGTACAGGGAAAGCGAGATGAAGCAGGCGCTGGGCGTCGACAACATCTTCGCGATGAGCGCTAAAGACTTTGACAAGACCTACGCGAAGGGGGCCGCCGGATGATCACCACAGTGGGCCGGGCCTACGAGCAGCGCGGGACTGTGTACGTGAAGACGACCCGCCCGGCAGAGGACCACCTGAGCGACGACGTGACCGTGCTCTGGCACGACAGCCGGAAGATCTCCGCGGAGCAGCGGCGCAAGGCCTGGGCGCTCATGACCGAGATCGCGGCGGCCAGTATGGACGACAAAGACGACACCTACCGTGATATGCGCGTCCGCTTCACGGCGCAGAACTTCGAAATGCTGCAGGGCCGGCTCTTTCATCTTTCGGAAGCGACAGTCACCGAAGCGCGGCTCTTCATCACGATGCTGGTCGACATCATCCTGGAATACGATATTCCGACCAGGGCGCCGCTGCTCACGCTGGCGGACGACCTGGAGCGATATACCTACTCCGCGCTGCTGCACAAAAAGTGTGTCTGCTGCGGGAAGCCTGCGGAGCTGCACCACGTCGACCAGATCGGCATGGGCTACGACCGGAAGACCAAGCCGCAGCTGGGCGCCCAGGCGCTGCCGCTGTGCCGCAAGCATCACGAAGAGTACCACCTTACCGGACAAAGAGCCTTCCTGGATACATGGCACGTCGTACCGACCAGGATCGACCAGCGCCTGGCGAAGGTCTACAGGATACCCACAAGGGCCCGCGCCGCCGCCGGGGCGGGGATGGATCGCCTCCTTTGATCCTGCCGCGCGGTACAGGACATGGGGAAAACAGTGCCAATTGTGACTTAGCATAGAACCATGACACCGCAATGCCGCGCCGCCGCGGGCCTGACGATACAGGAGAAGCCAATGAACAAGTACCACAACGAACCGACTGTTTATGACGGTATCCGCTTCGCATCGAAACGCGAGGCGGGACGCTGGCAGGAGCTCAAACTGCTGGAGCGCGCCGGGGAGATCAGCGAGCTCAAGCGGCAGCAGTCCTTCCGGCTGATTCCCGCGCTCAGGAAGCCCTCCGGCGGCCTGCAGCGCTCGACCAACTATGTGGCGGACTTCGTATACCGCGACAATCGGAGCAAGCAGCTGGTGGTCGAGGACGCGAAGGGCGTCCAGACCAAGGAATACCTGCTCAAGAAAAAGCTGATGCTGTTTATTCACGGCATCGAGATCCAGGAGGTATGAACGATGGAACTTGCAATGATCATCCTGGCCAGCGCGCTCTTAGGCTGGATCGCCGGTGGCCTGTACACGGAATGGCGGCTGGACCGCCACGACACGGCCCCGGTCCCGGACTACGACGTGGGGAACCCCATCAACGGCCGCGGACAGCGCGGCGAGGCCGTCGAGATCTGCGGCATGACTATGTACCGCATGTGAGCTATGGATAAGTATCCATTCGCGTTCGGCGGGGTCGAAAAGAAATGCCCGGTCTGCCATAAGACCTACACGGTCCTGTATCCCGAGCTCTGGGCCTACAAAGACGAATACCGCTACTTCTGCTCCTGGCACTGCCTGCGGGCCGCGGAGAAGCCGGTAGACCCGTCCATCCTGCGCCAGCTATCCGAGACCGAGTGCGGGGCCATCGGCGGCGATCCTGGGCGTCCCTTCGTCCGGATCACGCCGGAGGACAAGCAGCGTATCATCGAGCTCAGGAAGCTGGGCTTCAACTCGCGCCAGATCGCCGAGCAGATCGGGATATCGAAAACGTCCGTCTGCGATATCTGCAAAAAGGCCGGTATGCCGTACAAACACTACTCAAGACCGAAAAAGGGGGAGCTATGACGACGACAGATCTGATCAATGAGCTGCGGGCCAAGGCCGCCGTGGACGAAAGCCTGGCCGCGCTGCTGAACCAGGCCGCGGATGAGCTCGAATACCTGGACGAGCGCGTGGCCATCATGGAAGCGGACATCTGCCCACCGGAAGGGGTGACGTTCCCGTGAGTTGGAACAGGGCGCAGCGAAGGACGTTGAGCCGCTACGGCATCGGTGAGAAGCGGATGCACGAAGAGTTTGAGAAGGAACACAACAAGACCCGTGAATATGCTTACTATAACGCTTGGACAAGTATGTTCATGGCGCTGGTTGACCGCTTCCCGGCCTTGACGGCTGCGGAACTGCACAGCATAGCCGTTGACACGATGGACTATTGCAATGGCTTGGAAACGCCGCAGGAACTGGCACAGCGACTGCTGGATC